AGTTTCTCAATGTCTTTCTTCTTTGCCTTGTATCTTATATTACCCATGAAGTGAAATTAATGTCATCGCTCGGAAAAACGTCTCCGTCTTTGTTGCTTGTAAATTCAGGGAAGTCGCTTTGGTGAAAATTCATATACTGAACAAATCTTTCTTTGTAGTGCATAGCCGTTTGCATCGCCTTTCCTTCCAAATAATCTATTTCTTCTTTTGATACCGTATCGCTATTCTCGGAGTTGTGTTTATAGATTCCTTTGTTTGAAATCGTATAAGCTCCGTTAGGCAAATATCTTGCATAAGCAAAATGTATCAAGCAATCTTTTATGTAATCGTTTAATAAAGATAAATAAGGGTCAACTAAATTTTGCGCTACAATATCCGCTTGAATCTTTTTTAGCAAATCCGTGCCGAGCATTTCTTGGATTTCTATGTCTTGACTTATTTTGATATACTGGATAAAAGTATCCGTGTCAAGGTTTCCGTTCATTTGCGTGAATCGTACAATGTCGTCTCTTGTTATGAGTAATGCTGTTGCCATATCTTAGTCCCAATATTTTCTTGTTGCTGGATTGTTTGGAGAGTACCCTTTAGTTCGTGTATCTCTTGGCTTAACGCTAACCAAAGGCTCATTTGTTACTCTATATCCGTATGTCCTTGCTTTGTTCGTGCTTATTTGCGTGCTGTCGGCTGCTCCAATAGAAGCATTTTTTCGTGTGCTTAAATACGTTCTTCGCTCCCATTTATGATTACATCGTGGGCCTCCTTTGTGCAACCAAATTGAATAAGTGTCTGCGCCAAATTCTCCGAATCCAGGATTGACCGCTTTGTTGGTCATTGCAAGGATATCCTCTTTACGATATATCTTTGCCGCCCTCATCATTGCTCTGCAAAATTTCCTCTCAGGCGCATTGCCTCCGACGTACTTGTATCTAACCTTAAAGTATTGCCCTTCGATTTCTTTATCTTGCTCACTTGATTTGTTTGGAGCTGCTCTTCCAGTCCCTACAAGATTGACAAGTTTTGACAATAGGCTTGGTTTAGGTTTTAAATCGTCTTCCCATTCTTGCACCTCTAAGTCTAAGCTATCCTCTAAATCGTAATTTACTTCTCTTTTGTCTATAAGCTCAAAGTTCTCTTCGTCTTCCTCTTCGCCTAAGTCAATAAAGTCTTGCAGTTCTTTATTTATCTCGCTTAATTCTAAGCCTGTTTCCTCCTCTTTCTGCTCGTCTGTTACTATATTATCTAAGTCGGTAAATTCAAGCGGTTTAAGCGTCTTAAAATACAAGTTTAAAGATATACCGTTAAACGCTAAAATCTCGTCAAAGGCATCAATCAACAAATCTTGCATTGGTCGTATTACCATATTGTCGAACAAAATAAACGAGTTCTGCAATTCATCGGCATTGCTTGAGAATCCGTTGGTGCTTGCTATTCCAAAAAGAAGCGGACTCGTAATATTGTTGCCCAACATGATTTTTCTAAGGCACTCCTCGGCAAGTGTTGAGTACAAATCTGGTGCATCATTCACGGGCATGGCGTCAACTGTTGTTTTACTTTCTGCGTTTGAATTAAAGCTTACAATTACCTTTTCGCCTTGCG